CCGTCAGTGCGGACACGGCACGCCGCACCCGTAATGTCCACCTGGTTGTAGTACGGGCCGGGGGACGCCACCGTTTCAATCAGGTCACCACGCACCGACAATGACACCGGGACAACGGAGCCAGCGGTATACATGTTGTAGACAGCCATGTCCCGGAACTCGACGGTGCATTCCAGGGTCGCAACACGGAGGTCCGTGTTCAACGGCTGACCAATCAGGTTGCTGCACAGGAACTCACGGTCAGCCTTCAACTTGTTGTCAAGTTTGAAGGTGACATCCTTCGCGCACAGTGACACACCGTTCAACGTCATGGTGATCGTGTTACCTGCGTTGAACGCCTTCATCCCCGAAGCGAGGGACGCTGTCGCCAACGACACCGACGTCGACTCATCCTGCGCGACGGCACTGTACGTCGCCATCAACGCGCCATCGGTCTCGAGCTTCAACTCGAGGCCGTCAAGCTTCGTACCCGTATACGTGAACGGACGGACGTTCGACGACCCGCCAGTCGCATCCGGACGGCCAACTTGCACCGTCATCGACTTGTTCCGTTGATCACCCAGGGTGAACCGCATACGGCGTGTCAACACGCCGTTCGTCGGCGTGGTGATCGCGGAAGTGCCGAACACCTGGTCGAGGAACAGGCCCATGCCCTTCGTCATGAACGGCATTTCCCAGTCACCTGCGACACGACGGCGAGTCTGCGTCAACAAGTCAGACCGGTCGGTCTGGTTGCCCATACCGATCGCCTGCACCTGGTTGTCAACAATGTCGAGCTTCAAACCTTCCTTGTTGAACAGGACGAACCGGGTGGGGGTTGTCGAGTCGCCGTACCCCTTACCCGCCGTGGTTGTCGTGAACGTCAGGCCGGTGGTCGCACCGGTCACTGCGAGGGCCGCAACGTTCTGGCCGGAGACCATCGCGCCGACGAACGTGACGGACACGGCGGTCGGCAACGGCCCGCCGGTACAGGTGACGCCACCAGTCCCAATGTTCGGGAACGCCTCAAGGTACGCCTGCACCTGCGGGGCAGTCGCCGTTGTCGACAGGGACGCGGCACCACTATACGTGCCGAACGACAATCCGAACGTGCCGGAAGCCGTACCACTGATCGACTGAACCTCATTCGTGTACGTCTCAGCGGCAGCACCGAACTGCGCACCAAGACCAGAAGGAACACCCACTAGTTGGCCTCCCCGTCCTTAACGGTTTCCTTGACGGGATCCGGCCGCTTCACGGCGGGCTTCACCCAGTTTGTTTCCTGCTCGAGCAGGCCGACAGCAACACTGTCCGGGACGTCCACCGTGACGCCATGAGCGGCGGTAATGAACCCGCCGGTCGGCAGCGGCACGGTAACCCCATCAATGTGCGGTCCGATATACGACAGTTTCAAAACCCCACTCCTCCTAGAACTGGTTTGAACATGCGACATCCATCAGGATCCTTGTGACACGGTGCGCGGGCGGGTCGTTTGGGTTTTCGGTGGCGCTGTGTCCTTCTTCATGCGTCATGCCGGTGACTTGCGCCCACCTGACCACCCCGTCGAACGACGGGGCGTCGCCTTGCACCTGCCATGCGATCAGTGAGTCGTCGATCGCGGCGGCAATCTCGAAGGCGCGTTCCGTTGTCGCCTGCTGCTCGCTGCGCCACGGGCGGGCGACACTGATCAGGACCTCGAGCACGTACCGTTCCTCACGGCATGGCGTCGACCCGCCACCGAGCCACTGTGACTGGCCGCCGGGGAACACGGATTCCCTGGTCGGGTCGTCTGGCCTGGTGTTTCCGATCAGGACGGCGTCCTGCCCGGGGTTGACGGCAGGCAACCCGTACATGACGTCGACCTGGCGGAACCGGCCGTCCGCCTTCAAACGGTCCACCAACGCCGCCTTGAACACCGGAATGCTGGACGCCATCTAGCCGACCACCGGAACCGTGTACGCCGACATCAACTTGTGGGCGGCAGCCGGAATCGGCCACCCCGTGAACGCTGCGGGACGGTAACCGCCGCCACCAACCACGAAATCCTGGGCGGCATAGTCACTCACCGGACGGTCAAGCCACGACGCCACCGTCAACACGCACGCCCGCCGAAGATCCGCCGGGACATCCGCCTCAGTGGCGAACATCCCCCACTTCGCGGTCACATCCATGTACGCGAAACCAAAGCTCCGGTACAGGTCACTGCACACGTTCACAGAAGGTGCGAGACGCAGGAACCGGTACGCAATGTTCCCCGTCGACCGGGTGAACACATAGTCAGTGTTCAACACAAGGGTTGTCGGCGACCCGGATTCCGGGTGCAACACCACTGACGACGGGGCGGCATGCAGGTCAAATGGGAACAGGTTCACAAGCGGGCCATGCACCTCAAAGCGACGCTCACCCGTATAGGAAGTCAGGAACTCCCGGCCGTAGCGTTGCGACAACGCCAACGACGCCGCCTCAATCATCGCCTCAATCAGCTCGTCCGGCGTCGTCGAAGTTGACGACTGCTCCGTCTGCTCCCGGTAATCCGCCACCGAACACAACCACGGGACGACGGGGGTCGCGTCATGCACCAGGAAGTTGACGGTGAACTCAGGGGTGTCCTGATCCTTCCCCGACAAAGTGACGCGAAACCACGCCCGATACTCACCCTTCGTATCAACATCCAGGGCCGCCCAGTCGTACCGGACCTGCCCGCCAAGCACGTCCACGACGGTTGCGGTGGCGTTCACCTTCGGTGTCGCGGACGACTCCTCACGCATCATGAACTTCACGGTCGCACCCGTCAGATCCACGGGCACACCGTCAATCGTGATGGTGTCCGTCACCGACGGCAACCGGTTCCCAACCCACATGTTCAAATCGTCAGCCACTAGTCCAATTCCTCAGGGCGCGGTTTGTCGAACTCATTGGCGGCAGGGGAGTGGTTAAGTCGGCCGGCGACACGGTGCATAAACCCGGCAAAACCAGTGGTGTGGCCGGTACTACGGGGACGCGGAGCGTCGAACGCGGCGAGGAACACGGGGGCCGTCACACTCGAGAACAAGGTGTCGAGCGTCACCGCCGCGTTGGATGTTGCGGTGACCCGCTTCCACACTTGTTTCACGATGGACGAGCTCGCCGCGCATACCACGGCGACGGTCCGGGAGACACGTTTCACCATGGACGACGCCGCCGTAGATGCTGCCGCAACCGTCTTGCCGGTGCGCCTGGCAACCGTGGCCGCCGACCCAGCCGACGCAGCAAGCACCTTCAAGAACAAGCGGGTTGCGGAGATCGACGCAGAAACAGGGGAGGCGACCGCAATGGTCTTCAACGTGGAACGCAGCAAGGTCGCAGTGCTCGATACTGACGCAACGACAGTCTTCCCCGTCCGCCTGACCATTGATGCGGCGGATGATCCCGCTGTCGCAGCAAGAGTGACGAGGAACACTCGGATCGCGGACAGGACCGCCGACACCACCGATGTCGCAGACAACGTCTTGTTCGCACTACGCACCAACGCGGCAGTGGTAAGCGACGACGCCGACACCGTCTTACCGGTCTGCCGGGATATCACCGCGTTCACCGGTGATACGGCAGCCACCGTTTTCAACGCGCGGCGCACCACAGCCGGGGCCGCTGAAGACACCGCAGTAAGGACCATGAACACGACACGGGTCGCAGACAGGACCGCAGCCGACACTGACAGTCCGGCCACCTGTTTACCGACCTGCACGACCCGGGACGCCGTACCAGAAACTTGCGTCACCGCAACCTTACCGGTACGCCGAACTACTGATGCTGACGCCACCGAAACCGCCGTCAAAGTCACAAGCACAACGCGCACAGCGTTCAACGTCGCCGCAACCGTCGACGACGCCACCAATGTTTTACCGGCACTCCGCACCACTGTCGCGACACTCGACGCGGACGCCGCCACCGACACAGATGCACGTTTCGCAACAGACGCCACAGACCCCGCCGCAGCAGCCGCCACCGACTTACCGACCTGCGCGACACGGGACGCAACCGCAGCCGACGGAGTCGCCAACACCTTCCCCACACGAGAAACCAGTGACGCAACCGAACCAGACACCGCCGCGGCCATAGCCTTACCGGTGCGCCGCACCACCGTCGCCGCAGCGACTGCTGACGCAGCCAACGACACCAGGAACACGCGCATCGACGCCAACGACGTAGACGACACGGAAACCCCAGCCAAAACCTTCCCGGACAAACGGGCCACGGACGGCGCACTCACTGCGACAGCCGCCACACTCTTACCGGTACGACGGGCAACAGTGGACGGAGATGTGACAGGTGACGCCGCCACCAGCTTCGCTACGCGAGCCATACGCGACACCACAGACCCCGCCACACCCGCCAGGCTCTTACCCGCGCTGCGCACCACACCAGCCGATGACGCCGACGACGCCGACAACGCCTGCGGAAACGTCGTCCCACCACCACCAGCCTGAATCTGGGCGGCACCAGGAAGAAGCGGCTGCCACACAAACGACACTACGCAACACTCCTGATCGACCAAGTAATCGACCGGTCAGTACCCGCAGACTTCTGCAAGGTGAACGCCCAACCATGCAGAAGGATCAACGCCGGAAGCACGCGGTGCGGGGTGCCCTGCGGACCCAGAAACGCCCACGAATCAACCAGGCGTTGCGTCCCACCGGAAGTCACCTTCTCATACAGGCGGAACACAAACTCATCGGCAGTCGCCAACGCCGAAAGATCCAACATCACCTGGAACACACCGTCAGTCGTATCCGCGTCAGCGACAAACGACGTGTTCGAAGCGAGATCCCACTCCGTCGTCCCAATAGTCGAAGTCCCGCTGTATGCCTCAGTGATCGCCAACGGTCACCCTCCCAACGCGTAGACGGCAAGGGACGTACTTGAATCACTCGTACCGCTGCACTGCAAACGGCCGTACACGTTCAGGCCCGCGTTCTGCGGGATGCTCGCAACGTACTCATGCGACGCGAGCAGGCTATGCCCGATCATTTCGCTGGTGTTCACCACGCAGAACAGCATGTCGAGCATGATCACGTCAACATTGCTAGTCGATGTCCCGACACCGATATCTGCGGCGTACGTATTCCCACCCGTCAACGTCGTATCGTTGACACCGAAACCAAGTTCCCACCACCAGTACGGGCGGTCAACCCCGGACTTCAGAAGCGTCCACGCACCGTCAGACGTGGTGCCAGGCGTAACCAGCGTCCCACACGACGACGCAGTAACCGCCCCGAATGTATCCACATACGACCCGGCCCGAACAGACTCAGGGCGCGTCGGCTTCCCATGCATCTTGATCGCCACACGCGCCGACCCGACAGTCGCATTGTTCACCGACATTGTCCCACCAACCCGTGTGCCAGCCGGAATGTAAAGCGGGAAACTGTACCGGGCACCCATCACACCGGCATTCGACGCATTGTTCGCACACGACACCAACAAATGGTCGATCGAATTGTCGGTGTACGTCGTGCCGCCCGCATAATCAAACCCGATCGTCAGCAACGCATCCTTCGCCGTCGCTGCCACGCCGACACCATGCACAATGATGTCCAGCCAATACGTGTCGTACGGTGTGACGCCACCCATCAAGTCGGCGAACGCCGGAAACGTGTTGTTCCCCGGCGTCAACGCAGCGCCATAGGACGTCCCTGGCCTGGTCGTCAGACAGTTCGAGTACACCGCCGTAAACCGGTTCGGCGTCGGGTTCAGCAACCCCATGCTAGGTGTACTGCACCTTGATCGTGTACTGAATTGAGTCGCCGGAGGAAAGGTTGATGGTTGCGTGGTCACCCTTCACGAACAGGTTCCCGACCGTCGCAGCATCAAACAATCCGGCGTTCGTCACCGCACGAGTCGCAGTCGCCGTGATCGTCCCAACCACCTGGTACGAATCATTCGTCGTCGTTGTCGTCACCTGCGTCGACGTCCCGCTCGTGCGGGTCTCAACCTCAGTGAACAACGTGGTATCCGTAATCGCCGCGGTACCAGCACCAGTACCCATCGCCACATACACCGGCTCAGTACCCGAACCCTTCAACCGGTTCGTGGTGATCGCCTTCCCCGCATTCGTAAGCACAGTCGCCATCTACACGGCCCTCCCAGTCAACTTGAACCACACACGACGCAACGGGTTGCGATGCCAATACGACACCGCCCCCAAATCCTCACGTGACCCGTCAGCCCGGTGGACAACCGCCTCCACCACCAGACGCTTCACCGGGACACGAGCCGACAAATCACCCACGTGACTCCGCCTTCACACGCTTCTCAGCGGCACGAGCAGCAGGGGCAGGCCGCTTCTCCTCACTCCGCACACCCAGGTGCGCGAGCTCCTTCTCAACACCAGTGATCCGCAGACGCATCGCATCAACCGCGTCACGGTCCATGTCACGTTCAGCGCTGGCCAAGCGAGACTGGTAGCCCCGAAGCTCCTCACGCAACGCCGCCACCATAATCCCGTCACCCACACCAAACCCCCTCAAAAGATCTACTTGGAAAGAGTGGGGGCGGGCCGAAACCCGACCCCCACAACACCACAACCCGGCTAGCTAGCTAGTGGCTAGAAAGTCGGGGCAACCAGACCCGTACCCGTAATCGCAGAGATCGCTGTCGGCTGACGGTTCGCAACGAACGCCGAGAAGGCGTACAGGCGAAGCCGGACAGTCAAGTTCGCAGACCCAACGTCACGGAACGACTCGATACGACGGTCACCCTCAGCCCAGAACATGTCCGCGAGACTGACCACAGCGATCGCATCCTCGTTCGTACCCGCACCAAGGTTCGTCGCAATGTTCGGGTCACGGATCACCCGCAGGCCAGCGAACATCTCCACCATACCCATGTCCTGCGAACCGGACGCCTGGTACAGGCCGCCCTGCTGGAACAGTGGGAACGACGTCGACAGGTTCGACGCAAGCCAAGCCGCACGCCGCGGATGCATGATGATCGCATCAGCAGTGCTGTAACGGTTCGACTCGATGCGCTGAATCGCGTCATACACCTTAGGAAGCAGCTCCGCCGCAGTCGGCGACGCATCCGTGTACGAAACCGCGTTGATACCAGCGACAGTGAAGATACCCGTGTGGGTACCCGACGTGCCGGCACCATGCAGCGCCTGAACATCGGTCTGCACGTCGTACGCCCGGTTCAGGTCCTCGTAAATCACCATGTCCATACCGGGGTACGAACGCTCCAACGCCTGAACGCTCAGGTCGTTGAAACCGCCGATCGTACGAACCGGGGTGGTCACAGTCTGAGTGTCGATATCCGTCTCGGAAATCGCCGTGTTCTCAGTCGCCTGCGATGCGACGGTGACACCGGACTGCACCTTCGGGACAGTCAGCGTCATGCCGGCCGGGGGAAGCGGGTACTTCGGAAGCAGGTCAACGAACGGCCGCTTCGGACGCGGCAGCTCAGCCCACTTGTCAGCCAGGTACACCGGGGGAATGAACCCTGCGGCACCTGGATCCGACGTCGAAACATCGCGCTTCTCAGTCTCAGCCTTGTGGCGGCGGAGACGCTCAGCAGCGTCACTGTCACCACGCCCCGAGAACACAATGTCCCGGAAGAACGACGCGGAGGTGTCAGGACGGTACGTCGACGGCTCAGACACAACACGGGCACCAGCCGGCGCGGTAGACCGAGCCTCAGGGGCACTGTCCTTCACCTCAATCGTCACGGCCGGAGACTCACTGCGGGCACGCTCCAGACGCTCCCGCTTCTCCATCAGTTCCTTCGCACGCTCAACCTCACCCTGAGCCGACTCCATCGAACCCGAAAGGGCATCGACCTCATCAGCAGTCAGGGTGTCAGGAGCCGCGTCCAACGCAGCAAGGGCCTCGTCACGGGCCTCAACAGCAGCGTTGTAACGCTTCTGCAGATCTTGCAGAGTCATCACACCACCTTCACTTGGGTTTCCCGGGCGCGGGCATGCGCACGGGCCTTGGCGACATACAGCCGCCCATTCGACGAGTCGCCCACCACGACGGGTGCGGCCTCCTCACGGCCCACAACAGTGCGGCCAGCAGCCCGTTCAAGGCTGCGAACAGTTGCGCTTGTCTGCGGATACGCGCCACGCGGACAAACAGTCACATCAAAAAGTTCACCGATCCGGGTGATCGTCCGGAGCTCATCCTCCACACCATCACCGGTCTCCGTCGTAGTGACGGTGTCCTCAGCGACAGTGAACGCAAACGACATCTGATCCACCACACCGGAACGCATCAACCTGGCGAGATCCGCAATGTAGGAAACCTCCGGGTCCACGCGTGCGAACACACGCAGGCCACGGTCATCCTCCGACAGTTCGAGGCCACCAACCCCTTGCACACCGATCCGGGCCATCGGCAAATCCATGTTGTGGCCCACCACCAGGTGGCAGTCCAGGTTGTCGCGCGACAAGACGTCCGTGCACGCGCCACGTTGAATCACTTCACGCAACCGGTAGAACCGGGAGTCCCACAGGGTGGTTTCCTCACCGAACACCGCCGCATAACCCGTCAGGGTGTACGACCCGTCACCAGTGCCACCAGTGTCGCCACGCCACTCAACATCCCGGACGGGTGCGACGGCATGGCGAAGTTCCCGAACCATGTCGGGCAACAAAACATCAGTCATCGAAACTAGTCTCCTGCTCCGCTTGCCGCCGGGGGTGCGTCCACCACCGGGGTTGAACCATCATTCGACGTGCCACCAACAGGGGTGATCTGCGGAATCTTCCCAACCCCACCCGCAAGTTCACCCAAACCGTCACGGGCACGCGCCTCATCCGGCAACCAAATACCGGACTGCACCTTCCGGATCGCAATGTCCGCCGTAGTCGCCACATCCGCACGGAACACGCCGGCGACACTGAACATTGCGAACTGCTGGGACCCCGCGAACACCGCTTTCGTCACCGCCGTCTCAATCCGGCGCAGGCGCGGGGACAGGCCGAACGTGTACCAACGGTCCCGCTCATGCTCCGGCGACAACGGCGTCGAATCCGCACCCGCGCCAGACGACCCGCCACCAAGCAACGAAGCCGGCACATTGAACATCCGGGCAATCTCACTCACCGAAAAGTTCTGGGACTCAATGAACTGGGCGTCCGACTGCGTCATCCCAACCTGCTGCAACTTCGGGCCGCCGCCAAGCACACCAGTCGTATGGCCGTCAGCACCCTCATACGTCTGCTGCCACAACTCACGCCAAACCTTGACCTGATCGGAGCCCATCTCCTCCGGATACACGATCACCTGCCGCAAAGCCGTACCCTTCCGGTACAACTTCGCTTCATGCGCCATCTTCGCAACACCAACACCCAGTGCCGACGCAAACTGCTGGACAGGTGACGGGGCAACCACACCACCACCATGCCCCTTCACATGCAGGATCACGTCAGGGCCAACATCGTAGAACGCCGGGCCCCGCTCCAACGGGTCGACGGTCATCTCCGACACCGCCACCTGGTACCGGACACCCTTCTCACGCGAATACGTCACGAGCACCTGATCGGGGTGCAGGGCGTACCACTCAAGGATCTGCCCGGATGATGGGTCCTTCACGAGCCAGATGAACGCGTTGCCGCGAAACGTCAAGGACGACTCCACCGTCTCCATGAACGTAAACGGGGTTTGCTGCTCATTCGGTTCACCGGCCAGCAGGCGGGCACGCCACCCGCCATCCACACGCTCCGGAAATTCGCGGCGCCCGCGGTACGCGCCGAGCTCCAGCATCGCGACCTGCTCAGCCGCCTTCCGGACAGCATCCGCAACCGCCGGAATACCAATCACGTTCTCAGACGTCACCGCCACACCCGCACTGAACCCCGACCAGGCGTCACGAGACGGGGCGTAGTAGTTCGCCACCGGGGCAAACGACCGGGCCTCACCACCACGACCAGCCATCAACTCCCGGACGTTCACCACGCCTCAGCCCACGCCGTCGCCGCCCGCTTCCCAGCCCGCGCTACCGCCAACGTCACCGCCACCAGAGGGGTCGCATCCACCGAACCCTTCCTGGACCACGCCCACGCATCCCCAAGCGGACGCTTCACCGCACCACGAACAGACGCCTCCAACACACCCTCCCCAAGATGCCGGAACGAACCATTCGCAACCCGGTCAAAAAACCCGCCGCACGCCCGCACAAAATCCCTGGTCGATAGGACAGTCACACGAATCCCGGCACGCTTACACTCATCAGCGACAGCTGCCGCAGGCCCAGCACCATCACAAACGATTTCCGACACGTTGTGCGCAGCCTTCAACTCCACGAGACGCGGAACAATCCAACCGGTGCCAGCCCCACGATCAATCACCTCGCCATGCGCAATCCCATCGTCGCGCAATCCTCCGGCAGCGATCGCCGCACATGAACGATCCGGCGAAACATCGAACGCCAACACAACCCGCCCATCAATCACTGAACTTGGATCAGACCCACTCCGCCAAACATCCAACGGAATCACGGCACCGGCATCCGGGTCCGTCTCCGGCCAATCACCCACACCAAGACGCTCCACCGCAAACGTCCGCGGTGACATCGTCCGGCGCTCAGACTCCGTGAACTCCCCATCAATCCGGATACCGAACGCCGGATTCGCCTCAGCCCACGCCCCAGGATCCGCAGCCACCGAAGCCGGCACATCATCCGGCGAGTTGTAATCCAACGACCACTCGAAATAGGCGAGGCGATCATCGCCCTTTATGCCGCGCTCACGAATACGTGCAAACACCACGCCATCCGGATGCACCAACCGGTCAACAGCCGACCCGAAATACAACACCTGCGGATTCGGGCGGGCAGACAACGCCGGCATCAAATCACCGACCATCGTCTCCTTCACGAACATCGACTCATCCAGGATCACACGGTCACCGGAAAAGCCGCGGCCAGACCCAGAACCACGAGCCTTGAACAGGAGCCGCTTCCCGTTCGTAAGCTCGATGCCCTCCTCACCATGCGCCCGGTTCACCCGGCGAACATCCTCCAGCAGCTCCGGGGTACCCTCAATCAACCCGACAATCCGGCGCCAACCCTCACGGGCAGTCGGAAACAAATGGGCGGTATGGATCTGCAACTCATCGCTATCGACCAGCCAAAGGCCGGCGAGCTCGACCGCCTCAATCACACCACCCTTACCGTTCTGACGCGGAAGGCAAAACCCACCCTCAAACGACGCCCAACGACCATCATCCCTGACACCAAGGATCGCGCGAACGCAATCCTCCTGCCACGAATCAAGCTCCAACCCAGCGAACTGGGCAAGCTCGATCGCCTGATCACCAAGCGTCGTGTCACCATCAGGAACATTCCGGATGCGGGGGGCGGCAACCACCAAACTAGACAGCCCTCAAACCCCCAGACTGCTTCTCACGAATCCGTGCGACAGCACCCTTCACCGGAGCCTCCGGGACAGCGTCATATACGTCCTGCACAATCTCCCGGAGCTTCGCCGCACACATCGAATGCGCCGTCGCCGAAACCGACCGGTCATCCAGACGGGCAGCCAACACAAACGCCACCTCAAGCATCCCAGCCGACACCTTCAACGGCGCCTTTTCA